AGAGTGCGCGAGGCCAAGGGTTGCGGAGTTGACGGGCAGGCCGGCCTTGGCCAACACGGCTTTGTTTTCCTCCGCATAAGCCAGGATGGCCGCGTTGCCGATGGTCGGGTCAGAGCGCAGGGCGAGGATTTGGGCCTCGGACTTGCCCTGAGTCACGCTCGCAAACTGGGGCTTTTTCATCGTCGCGAGCCACGTCGACTTGATGAACTGACCCACGCCGAACGCGGACGAGTCGGGATTGTCACCCGTACCTTCGCGCTTATTGACCGCGCCAAGGAACGGAGCGGCCTCACCGACACGAACCTCACCGCGCAAGTCAGCCGGCATCTGCCCCGCCGCGATGCTAGACGCGAACGAGTTGGCGACGAACGCATTGGCCCCAACCTTGAGCGCGCCGGACACGGACTTGATCTGGTCGTCCGTCATTTCGGTCTTGTGCTGGGCGAAGAGTTCTTGGGCGCGGAGATAGTCGCCCGAGTTCTGCTCGACCGCGATCTTGCCCTGCCAGATGGAGCCGATCTGGTCGCGCATCCAACTTTGACTTTGTTCGGGCGACCAGCCCAGGACCGAGGGGAGTTCGCGGTAGGCGGCTTCGGCTGCGATGGTTTCCACGGCCTGAGCGGTGTCCAGCGGGTCGTCGGACCCAGCCGCCAGGGCCTTGGCCGTCTCGACCTTACCATCCGAGGTCTTGAGGATCGACTCCTTGCGCTGGCCCACAGCAAAGTCGCGCAGGATGGCTTGGGTCCGCGCGAGGTTGGACCGTGTCGCGGAGTTGTACGCGATCAAGGCGTTGGGGGACAGGCCCTCGGACCCGGCCTTGCGTTGTTCCTCCAAGGTGGTATACGCCTTGTCGAGGTTCTCATACGCGGCCATGCCCATATTGTTGGCCTTGTAGTCGATCGCGAGATTGTCGGCCTGTTGGCTGAACCCAATAGTCCGCTCGTCCGCGGCGACCTTGTTGTTGATCGCCTGGAACTCAAGCGCGTGTTGGGCGAGGTCAGCCCCCGCATCGGACACGGCTGCGCCCAGCCCACCAAGTGCGCGGGCGGTGTCGGCTCCGAACGCTCCGGCCGGGGCTTGGGCGCGTTGATACGGCCTGGGGGAGTCGGACGGACCAACCCCCAAGTTTTGGCTCATCGGAACCTGTGCCATGTCCTAGCTCTTTCCCACGCCGGCTTGTTTGTATTGGCTCCACCGACTCGCGAGGCTGCTCGCGCCCGAGACGATGGAGGTCGCGAAGCCCAACTGGCCGCTGCGCTTGGCGTTCTTGGCCGCCATTGACAGGAGTTGGCCCTGGTTCTCCAAGTCCGCCGCCTCGGCCATGAGCCCGAAGGCTTTCCGGTTGGCGTTGTAATGGATCATCGCGGCGTCCATTGCGCCGACAAGTTCGGTCGTGTCGCGGACTTGGACCGCTGTGCCGATGTTGACGTCGATCCCGTTGGCGGCTTGGGCTGCCTTGGCCGAGTTGACGATGCTACCGGTCTTGGTCTTGGAGGCGGACTCTTCGTAGAGTCCAGCGGCCAGCGCGTCCTGGGCGTTGAGTCGGGAGACGGCGGCGTTGTTCCGGCTGACTTGGGCCTGATAGTTGTACATCGAGCTTTGGGCGTTGCCCGATTGTACCGCACCGATGGCCGACAGTCCAGTCCCCGCGACGGTCAGAGCGTCACTAATTCCCGCCATCTGACCCACGTTGCTAAGTGTCCCCATGTTCGACCCTTTCCGAAGTCATGATAATGAAGGGTGGAGCGCGTAGGGACTGGGTGAACCCCAGCCACTCCAACCATTTGATTGCCTTGCCGTGCCGAATGTCGACGTTGACGACCACGGCGTTGTATCGGTCGTGGAGGTAGGCCATTGCGCGCTTGGAGGCCAGCGCGACGACTAGAGGAACCTCGGCCGCCCTTGGTGTGGAGAGCATCCAGGCTTGACACCAGTTGCCGCAGACGGACCCCGGCATGAAACCCCAGTAGGCAACGGGCTCGCCCTGGTACTCGATGACCCAGGAAATGAGCGACCCCTTGATTGACATCGCCACGGCTTCGAGGGAAGTCAGGCCGATGAGGTCACACTCAAGGGTGTTCTCGGGGGTGAGTGTGACCTCAGTTGGCGGGGTAGAAATCTCAACCATTCGAAGTGTCACCGATCCTCACTTTTGGCACGAGGCCCAGGATTGTTACTGGCAGGGGAAAGTCCTGTTGGAAGCAGATTTGGCCCTCTTCACTCCACGCGCCGGTAATGCCTTGGAACACCTTACCGGAGAAGAACGTGGGCGGGAAGTTGGCCCCGACCAGTTCCTTGACGGGGAACAGGTTAGCGAAGTCACGGCCCGTTTGCAGCCCTAGGGACTTGTCCACGATCGCGGTGAGTTGCTGGATCACCTTGCGCTTGCCCTGGACAGTCGGGTCGCCAAGGTCGATGCCGAGGGTTTGGAGTTGGCCCGAGTAGGGCAGGCCGACCACAACCTTAGACGCGGGCTCGGGCAGGGTGACTTCGCCGTCCTCGACCAACAGATTAGCCACGGGCCGACCGTCGCAGAGCGCGGACACGAACGCCCCTTCGAGGTGGTCCAGTCCGCTGACGGTTGTGACGTTGGGTTGTAGGCTCCACTCCCCAGGCATGACCGGGTTGGGGGATGGGTTGGTTGAGTTGGGCCGGGAAGGGAAGGGTTGCACGATGTCGACGGTCACGTTCTGGTCGTCGGAGTAGCCCACGATGTTGGCCCGCCCGCCCAGGGCCCAGATGGTCTTGCCCACATCACCCGGCGCAAAAGTTGGTACGCCGGCCGAGGCCGCGATGTTGGTGCCGGTTGTGTTGGCCAACACCAGAGTCGTGTCCGGGCGGGTGGTCGGCAAGGCCAAGGCGCAGTCCAGGCACCAGGAGTCCTCGACGGTCGGGAAGTTGCGGTCCACAACCCGCTCGACGAAGTAGTAGAACACGCCGTTGACTTCGCGCTGGACGATCTGGTACACCGCGTTGACATTGCCCTGCGGGATCGAACACACGGAGCGGTACAGGCCGTTCGTGTCCTCCCAGGTCCAGCCGAAGATTTCTTGTTCGGGGACGTAGGCGAGCAGGAGTTTGCGGCCATCCGAGCGGACCACATGGACTAGTCGGAAGGGTTCCTCGGCATAGCACCACTCTTCGAGGGAGTAGCCAGTGAACAAGTGCGAGGCCAGGACAGACCTGTCCGTGCCAGTGTAGGACTGGACGTAGAAGTTGAAGGCCAAGTCGCGGACCACAGCGCCCCGGTTTTGACAATACAGGACGTCGTAGTTGATCACGATCGGAGGCATGTCGTTGGCCCCCGTGCTGGCTTGGGGGAGGGCGGAAATGGTCTGCGGAGTCAGCGGAGCCTCGGGCGACCCACCAGACACGAGGAACCCGCCCCCAGACGTGAACACCACCAGTCCAGTCGGCATGGCCGTGAAGGACTTGATAAGGTTCGCCTGTTGACTGTTCAGCGCGACCGTGATCGAGTCGTCGTCTTGGAGGATCAGGCTCGTGTCGAAGTTGTTGAACGCGCCGGTCTTGGACAGGACGAGGGAGGTCGGGAAGTTGCGCGTCCCGCCGAAGACAATCCGTTGTTGGAAGTAGCCCACCACTCCGGGATACGTGCCGTCTTGTTGCCCGATGGTGACACTGTACGTGGCCGTGTTGGGGCCGGCGTCCGTGACAGTTGCCGTGGTGTAGCCGTAGCCAAAGGAAGTCATGACTACGCCGACAACCTCCCCCGCGTCGCGGTCAGCCACGGCATATCCAGCCGCGCCGAACCCGTCACCAGTCACGATCAGGGGGACTAGGGCGTCGACGGTGTAGCCAGTACCAGGGGCGGTGGGCTGGACTCGGGCCAGTTGCCCAGGCGCGAACGGGTCGGTGGAAATGGGCGGCGTGTTGGAGAAGTCGGCCGCGATGTTGTTGTCCACGAAGGAGTTGGTCGTGGTATTGCCGATGAAGCCCGACAGGGTGGGAACGGGCGCGGACGTGTTGCCCGTTCCGCTGGGCACTGGTCCCGCCTTATAAATGTTGTAGCTCACCGCCTCGGCCACGGGGTCGAACTTGACCACGTTGACCTTGCCCGCGTTCTGGTCAAGGATGTCGCCCACGATCAAGGCGGGCGCGGTCACGCGGGACTCGGTGCCCTCGGCCGACACGCTGGTCACGGTGTAGGCATAGAGGTACGCGCCCCCGCCCGAGTTGCGCGCGGTGACGACGACATTGGCCGGGGACAGGATCGAGGTCCCGACGACTTTCTCCGTCAGGGTGAACGAGGTCGGGTCCACCCGGCGGAGTTCGTAGACGGGGTAGTCCATGTGGGTTAGGGTCAGAACGTTGGCCGACTGGGCGAACTTGACCAGCGGGAGGTCGTACCAAGCGTAGGGGCTGGTGACTTCGAGCGGGTCCGGCCCATCCATGACATACGCGTCGTCCTTGATAAAGCGCACGTATTCGTGGCCGAACTCAAGGGCGTAGGCGGCGTCGGACGAGACCACGAAGGGGATCAACCTCGGCCGCAGGTCGGGGGTCGCAAGGCAAGTCCCCACGTACAGGCTCCCCGGCCGAGTGCTGATCCCGCCGCGATAGTCCACGAACCAGTTGCGCGCCAGGGCAACGCCGGAGCGGTACTTTTCCAAGTCCACGCGCGCGTAGAGCAGGGGTGAAAGTTCCCCTGCCGCGAAGGATGGTTGCAGGATTGACGGCGGCATTACGACCCCCAGGAAATGTTTTCGTTACCGGAGTACCACTCGCCCCAGTTCGAGTCGCCGACGCCAAAGCCCCCACCACCCCGGCCGCTGATCCAGTCGGGGGTGGACTCATACACGGACAACCCCTCGTTGCTGTCGACGGCTCGGGCCGTGTCAATGGCCGACTGCGCCGCCGCGATCATTTCCCGGCGCATGGACAAGTCGCCAGTCACAGGCATGCAGAGTTTGGACGCCAGGGCTGCGGTTAGTGCGCCCTCGAAGAGGTCGTCGAAGATGTCGGGGTTGGTGACGTCCAGGGTGTAGACGGCGATCGCGGCCGACAGGTTGGACACGATGAACTTGTCGTACACGCCGGGGGTCGCGGTCGGGGCGGACCCGATCTGGAACCTGTTGGCGCGGGACGGCGCGCCCCAAGCCATGCCCGCTAGGCCAACACCAACCTGCGGCCCGACCGGATCAGTGGTCGGAGCCGCGAGCAGGTAGTTGACCTTAAGGCAGTCGCCGGGGTACTGGTAGGTGTAGAGATAGGGGTACTGGCCCGTGTTGTCCACGTACGAGCCCGTTTGACTAAGCACGGCTTGGGTCCGCGCAAACCTCCACGGAGCCGCACGGAGAAGTTGCCGGCGCAGCTTGTCATACCACAGCCTGCACGACACCGCCGCCGCGCTGGACTCCTCAAGGTCTGCGATGGTTTCCCGAGACGCAATCTCGGAGAGTGCGCGGTTAGCGATGTCGACAGGTGTGGTCATGGAAGTTTCCTTAGTCGAAGTAGGTGCCCAGGGCGAGGGACTCGTAGTCCGCATCGGTGAGTAGTTCGATGCCTGCCACGCCGAGGTCGGCGGCGGAGAAGTAGGCCCAGACGTTGGTGGTGGCGTTGTTGTTGCGGGATGGTGACTTGTCGCCAAACCCGTTGTTCCCGCCGAAGAAGACCGTGCCGTCGATGTTGGGCGGGGTGGCCGACTTGCCGATGGTTCCCGCGACCCCGTTCGACGCGCCGATGATCTTGGCCACCTTGCCGTCTCCGTCTGGGGTTGAGCTAACCCCCAGGACAACAGTGAAGGCGTTCTTGCGGTTAGTCATCCCGCCGACTGAGACGTTGGCTGCCGGGTCAGGGCCGTAGTAGAGGTTCTGACCCGTGGCCGTGCCGACTGCGGCGAGTAGGTAGCGGGAGGTTGAGGCGTCCCCATCCGCGTTTGAGCCGTGGAAGCCGATGAAGTCGCCGCTCGCGTTGTTCGAGTTCTTGACTCGGGAAATCCAGACCCCGTCCGTTTCTTGGCTGGGGTGATACTGGGCGGCGTCGGGGTCCACGAACTTCTGGTCCGGGTCGAAGATCAGGTCGGTCCAGGTGTCGGGGACATTGTTGAGTCGGGCTTCGAGGTTGACGTAGTTGACCGCGAGGGTGGACGCTTCTAGGCCCAGGTACCAAATAGGAACCTCGGCTTGGATGGTGATGGCCGGCGCGCAACCCCAACCCGAGCCGGCGACACGGCCGACCGGGCTAACCTTGAAGTTCTCGAAGATCGCGTCCTCGCCGGTGAGTTGGAGTTCGTCGCCCACGACTTGAACGAACGTGCCCCCACCCATGATGTCGAACTCTTCGGCCGTGGCACTGGTGAAGTTGCCGATCACAGTGCCCGCCACAGGGTTGAGCGGGATGGGGTCGGTGTCGTACGGAGCGACCAGGGCCAGTGCCGTGTCCTCGGGCGGGTCGATGATGTCGGTGATGCTCGTGTTGGACTCGGGAGCCCAGACATCGAACTTCTTGAGCGTCATCGTGTGTTGGTCGAGCCCGCCGACGGGGTCTTGAGCCAGGGGCGGACCCCAGGAAGCGGGGATGCCGGCCGACTCGTTGGCGATGAAGTGGAACGGAGTGGTCTGGTACACGGCCAGAATGTCGCCGGGGACCGCGGTGAGCAAGTCGAGGGTTTCGTCCGACAGGACGGTGCCGTCTTCCTTGACGATCATCCGGCGCATCGAGGTCGGGTTGAAGAACATCACGAACCACACGAACTCTTCGGACATGTCGATGATGCCCGTCGGGTCGTACTGGCCGATGTAACCTTCGTGGGTGTACCCGGCCGTCATGGTTGCGTGCCAAGCGGTCGACGCGATGATCTGGTTGAACCGCTCCATCAGGTCGGGTTCGATTTCCGGCGCGTTGGCTTGGACTCCGGGGAACCGCTCCCGCCCACCAGTCAACAGGAACCACCACGCCGGGAACTGGCCGCCGCCGGTCTTGGGCAACTTGCCGAGCACGCGGACCATCGCCGGCTGCATGATGTCCTGCTTGAAGCGGGTGGACAGCATCGGGCTGATCCACGGAGTCATCGTGCCGCCGATGGGCAGGTCGGGGATGGCGGCGAGTTCCAGCGCGGTCGCGGGACGGGCTTGGAGTTCAATACCGCCCTCGGGCAACACGTTGACCATGCCGAGGGGGTTGGTCGCCTTGAACGAGGCCGGGGCCATCGAGGCCAACGGGTTCATGGCGAAGTCCATGCCGAAGCCGGGGAGTCCGGGCTTGAAGGCGTTCTGATACCACAGGTCGGAGTAACCCCAGCGGCCGGGTTGGGCTTGGATGCCCGCGTCGGTCAGGGTCGTGTCGTGGCACAGGTTCAGCACGCGGAAGTTGTCGACGTCGCGGAGGACGTAACCCTCGGGGAGGTAGGCCGGGGGAACATCGCCGGACTCGCGCCCGTCAAGTTCGTTGATCGCCCAGGCCATGCGGTCGAGGAAAAAGGCGAGGTTGGTCGGGGAGCCCGAGCCAGGGTAGGCATTGAGCAGGGTCCACGCCGTCGCGTCACCCGTGCGGATGGCGAGTTGGCCGATGCCCCATTCGAGTCGTGCGATCTGGAAGTTGAGCGAGGCCGCACTTCCGCTGCCGTTGTAGGAACGGAGCAGGGCGTTCGGGTCAGAGTCGCCGCTCGCGACGGCCAGTTGACCAATGGCCCACTCAAGAGCCGACAGGGTGTACATAAACTCCCCTGCGGAGGCGGGGCCGGGAAACTGCGAGAGGAGAGTTGCCATTGGCGATGGTCCCTGTTACGAATGGAAGTGGCCCCTGGGCCAACACGGAACCCAGGGGCCGTTACCGTTAGTCCTTCTTGGCGACGAGTCCAGCCGGAGCCGCCGTTGCCGGGGCGACGACCTTGACCCCGCCGTCCACGGACGTGTCACCCGGAGTGGGCGTGTCCTGGGCCGGGACGGTCGGGCCGCCACTGGGCGCGGGGGCGGACACGGACACAGCCGCGGGTCCGGGACGCTCCTGGGGTTGGGCCCGCGAGAGGTTCGACTCGGCGAGGGACACGAGGTCGCCCGACTTGTCGAACTTCGGCTCGCTGATGACGTTCACGGGCGGGGCCATCACGAGTTGGGCTTCCTGGGTGAGAGGACGTTTGGACTCGTTGGGCCGCGTCGTGACCATCTGGCCGGTCTGCGGGTCACGCTTGGTGACTTCCTTCGAGTACCACTTCTCCTTGGCTTGGCGGGCCTCGTCGTTGAGTGGTTCGAAGAACTGACCCGGCTCCGCGTCCGTCTCGATCACCGACCCGGCGGGGAGCATCCAGGGGGAGAAGAAGTATTTCTCCCCCAACATGTACTGTGCGGTCATAGTTGGGGTTTCCTTAGCTTGGGGTTGGAGCGGGGCTTACGGCGCGGTGTAGTTGCGCGGGTAGGCCCATTGCGTGTCGTGGTCCTTCAGCGGGTTGCGGAAGGCGAAGACCTTGCCGGTAGTCGCCGCCGAGCCCGCCACGGTGTAGTAGAGTCGGGAATAGCGGCCGGGGGCCTTGAGCACACCAGCGGTCATGTTGGCGTACTGGTTCTCGGGGATGCCGAAGCGGAACACCTGCGCGCCGGCGATGAGTTGAGCGACCGGCATGGCCCCCGAGGAAATGAGGGTGTAGAAGGTCGCGTTGTCCGCGCTGACTTGGTACTCGATAGTCAGCGAGGTGAGGGTGGCGAACCCCTCGGTGATGTGGACGTTCACGGCCAGGGCCGCGCCAGCGCCCATGTCACGCGCCACCATGTCGTCGATGACGTTGGTGGACGCGCGGGTCACGGTGATGGCCGCGCCTTGGGGAGTCGGCGGGGTTCCGGAGAACGTGCCGTCCCAGACTTCTTGGATGTCAAGCATTTGGGTGGTTCCTTGTTGAGTTGAGGGACGTCCGAGGAGTCGTTAGACGACCCGCGACTCCGTGTTGAGGATGGCGTCGACGATCCGGATGGGGATGCCGCGGTAGGTCAGCACGGTCATGCCGCCCCACTCCTTGAGTTGGAGCAGGATGTTCGACTTGTTCGTGACTTGGCCTTCCAGGGCGAGGTAGGCGGTCCGGTTGAGGTAGATCGCCGAGCGCCCGGTGACGACACGGGGGTCGTCGGTGCGCTGGACGGGTCCGACGCCGGCCGGCATGACCGGAGGCTTCATGACCATCTGGGCGAGGACGGAGAGGAGGTTCGCCGCCGAGCCGCCGGTCAGGTCGGAGACGTCGATGTTGGCCGCACGCACGGCGAAGCGCCAGTCGTGGATGGCCAGCCCGATGTTCCACTGGAGCCACGTCCGGTAGGCGATGAACTCGTTGCCCGCCGCGTCGACAATCGGGAGCAGCCCGAAGTCCTTGTGTTGGATGCCGGCCGGGAGTCCCTTGGGGAAGATGGTGTGGATGTGCTTGGGACCCCAGGTGATCATCCACATGGAGGTGTTGTCCGAGCCGGTGCCGCCGCAGTCGATCACGTTGCGCGCGATCTGGGAGGTGGCCGGGTTCACGGTGTTGTAAATGTTGGCGAGGCCCGTGAACGCCGTCGGGTCGGAGGCCCGGTTGGAGTAGAAGAGGTCGGACGCGATCTGTTGGTTCATGCCCTCCATGTGGAGGAAGTCTTCCTGGGCGCGGAGTTCGCCGAGGTTGCCGCCGAGACGAGCCAGCGAGGCGTCGATGGTCGCCCAGTCAGCGTATTCCGAGCAGGTCGTGACTTGCTTGGCGACGCCGGCCATCGTGCGGACGACACCTTGGTTGTAGGAGCGGCGCTGCGGAGTCGGCAGCTTGACGACCTGGGTGTACTCGAAGGCGTTGCCGGACTGGCACTCGGCGGC